CCACCATGATACTAAATTTGTTTTTTCACTATCTGTTAAACCTGCGTAATTCTTAAACATAATTGATTTGATTTGTGGTTGAGTTAAAACTGCTGACCATATACCTACATTAGACATATAGCCATCTAATGAATTACCATGAGAACCGTCTTCATTGTATGCACCTAAATCTAATTCTATATCTGTTGTAAAGGCTCCCCAATTTGAATCACTTATATCGCTACTATTAGCTTGTGAATGAAGAACTCCATTTACATATAAATTAAATCCATTACTAGCACTTTCATCTTTTAAAGCAGTAATAGCTATATGAGTCCAGTCTTGCATGCCATCTGTAAAAACTGTAGAACTTGTTAAGTCATCAGCATCGTTATTAGCCTCTAAGTTATATTTTATCTTACCATCACTTAATAACGCAAAATAAACTCTATCTTCAGTTGAGCTGTTTTTTGAGCCTAAAAAATATTCTGCTGAACCAGGCTGACCATCATTAGGTTTTACCCACATACATATTGAATGACTTCCTCTAAATGTAGATTGGAATGTTGAATTTGTATCAATATAATCACCAGCGCCATCAAAATACACAGCACCATCACTTACAGGTACAACTGCACCTGCATTATACCGATGTAGCATTTTTAGATTATCTGTTATATGGGATACTACTGGTATCCCTTGCTTTGTTAGCTTACTACCTAGTCCTAACATGCTATCCTATGTAGGCTACGCATGAACCAGTAGCAACATCAATTTCTGTCCATCTGCCATATATAGTAACACCTGCAGGAAATACAACTGAATCTACTACCTGCCCACCAGAACCCTCAACAGATGTTTCAGCTCCTGCTGCTAAATCATGTGCAGCATCTTCAGTATTCATATATTTTTCTGCATTTTCTGCTATAAGTCCTCCACTACTATCAAATGTGCAATCTGTTATCATTGTAATTGCAACAAAAGCTTGATTTAATGGTGGGTTTATTTCTTCACTACCTGCAGCTGTATAAACACATCCAGCTTGACCTAAAGGTGCTTCTGGATTAATAGGGCCATGCCTATCTTGCGCTTGAACTGTTCCAGCATGTGTTATTTTTAAATCACTCATTTTTTCTCCTATTAACTATTGTTTATCACTAAAAAGTGAACTTTACTAGCAGTCGCAGATGTATTACCGCTTGAATTTGGGTTTGCTAAATTAATTATAAAGCTACCTGCTGCTACTGTATGTATTGTTGCAAAAATACTCTTATTATTAGTTGTATTTTCGTCTTGGACTGTAACTAAAATTACTGAATCAGCTTGAACTGTTGAATTAGTTACTGTAAATTCGGCATTATTTGAAGCATTTAGTGCTACAGCAGCCAATGTTATTACACCACTTGTAGCGTTTATTGTTACGCCATTTGTGTGGTCTGTTGCTTGTGTCACTGTTCCGCTATTTTCATGAACAATTCCCTTAGTAGCAGAAGTAATAACCATGTTTCCATCAGTAGCTTTTATATCACCTGTTTTGGCAATTACTCCTGTATAGTCATCCCCATCAGCTATTAAAAAAGAATCTATTTTTACAGAACCTTTTATAATTTCACTCATTTCTTCTCCATTAAATTAATGTAAGGGGCCCGAAGACCCCTTACGATTATCTTACCACTTACTACGATGGGTCAGGTCCTACGCCATCAACGCTAGCGCCACCACCTATATCAGTCCCACTTAAGCCTTCATTTTCTCCATATATTTTCTGGAAAAGTGTCCAAGTAGTAGTGATACTATTATTTAAAGTACCTCCACCATCTAGATTAAAAGCATAATAAGGAGCTATAGGAGTCCTAACTTTATAACCATTTGCAATAGCTGCAACTGTAACAACATCAGCAACAGGTAATTCAGGGTCCATAATAAAAGTATATTTCAATGTATCAACTGCTAGTACGCAATCATCACATATTTGTTTATACTCAGCACCATTAGAACCTGCTGTTACTGCCGTATTATTGCCAGATAATGCAAAATCATCATTATATCCAACCCATAAGTCTAAAGGTAATGCAGCTCCATCAGCTGTAGCTGAAGCAGACATAGACATTACCCATTGCTTAGAACCGTCAAGCTCTTTAGGAGTCTTGAGAGTATAAGCATCGTTTTCAGAGTTAGTATGAGCTACAGTACATTCCCATTTATGGTATCCATTAGATGTACTTTTTACCCACGAACCTTGTGTTAAAGCCATAATCTACCTCCTACTTAAGAGAACTTAAGGATTGCGTGAGTTTCAGGGAGACTAATCTCAAGACCAGCTTCTGTAAGAACAACATCTTGTCGTCCATCAATGCCATTGTCTTGTACATTAGTTTCAATGAAGGTGTCTCGACTAACACCATTACCCACTAGTGGTCTGTAAGCTACATTCTTCATATCAACAGCTACACAATAATCTTCCCAAGGTCCTCTTAATAGAGGTTCAGCTACAAAGTGTAAATTACCAAATATAGTATTTACAACTGTTACTGTGTGCCCAAAAGCACCAGGAATACTACTAACGTCTAATCGATATTGAGACGAACCTACTGAATTGTTCATAAAAGAGCCATTACCTAATTTATTCAAATAAGTAATAACTTTTCTAGAAGCAAGAACTAACTTATTTCCAGAGTTTCCACTTTCAGGTGCAAAGAAATCTTCCATTGCATCTAAGAAAGCATCGTATCCAGAAGAAGCATAAGACATAGAATATACTTTACCGTTAGATGAAGTATAAGGAACAATACCATGCGTATATCTAGTAGCTGCACCACCACTTGCTGCTTCTTGAGCTGCAGTAGTAATACCATCACCAAATAACATAGCTTGCTCTATATCCATTTTGTGCTCCATAAGTTTATCTTGCCAGATTCTTTGAAACTCATTTTTAACACCTCTGTATTCTGTAGCAAGAGCTGTACCAGAGAAGATGTTCATACCAGTTTTAAATATCTGAGTATAACCCTCTCTATCGTACATTGAATCTTCCCAACCAACAGGAGTATCGGTACCCTCAGCCCATGCAGAGCCGATTACTTGACCTTTATTTCCTATTGAAAATACAGTAGTATCAGGCACTGTAGTTCCAACTGCTGTAAGCTTTTCACCTGATATTTCAGTTCTACCAGTTGAAGTCATATGAGCAATATCTGTTCCGTCATGATTTGTTGAAGCAGAGCTATTTACTACTGTATCTTCTTCAACTTTAAATCGATAAACATTGCCATCATCTGCCTTTACAGCTAATATACAACCAGGTACGATAAATGGGCAATGAGAACCACTACTTATTTTTCCATATACATCATACTTAGCTGTTACAATTAAGTCTTCACCAGCATCAAGTGCGCCATTGTGCGATTCTGCACCTGACATTGTTAAAGCTGTTCCAACTATTTCAAAATTACGTCTTTGCCACTGATGACGTTGTTCTAAGAACTTAAAAACAGGGTCATTCGTAGCTTTTTTAGCCACCTTTGATAGATAAACAAAGAAAGGGCTTTGCTGAGGAGCGAGTTCTGCAACTCTTTCTCCAAAATTAAATACTCTTCTTGTGTTATCTAAGGAGGCTGTGCCTGAGCCAGTAGCTGAGGCTACATTACTATAGACTGTTGCCATAATAATTTACTCCTTATTCTAATTAACACCCAATCCTATCAACTGCTTGTTAGCCTTCTAGGTGAGTGCCCCATACGGGTTTTACCAAGGATTTTTACTTTTAAAATCCGATATCATGTTATCCATAATTTGGTCTTCTGCAGGGGCCGTTGTATTTCCAGCTGTTGGTTGCACACCCATTGGCTGTGGAACTTGCTGAGCTCTTTGAGCTTGCTGGAAAGTAGGGGAAGGTTGTGCAGGTTGCCCTTGTGCAGGGGCTGCGTTACCTTGTCCATTCTGTAGCCTATACAATTTAACCAAATTGTCAATTGAGATGGACGAAGGGTCTGACATTTGCTTTATAAAATCCTGAGATTCTTGAGCCGTCATTCCGTAATTGCCTTGCATAAGCTGGTCAACTTCTTTCATTTGACTTGCTTGTTGCATTTGAGCTTCACGAACTTTAATAGCTCTAGTTCTCTCTTCTTCCATTTTTTCCATTTTCTCTCTTACGAGAGCATTGTCATATTGGTTTCTAAGAGAATTATACTCATCTATTTTATCTCGCCATTCATCTACTTCATCCAAATATCTAGCAGATTCACTGCTAGAATCTTCAAAGGCTTCTTGCCTGTTGAAGTTTCGAGGCTTACTAGGTCTTTCTGGAGGTGGAGGAAATTCCTGAACTGCAGGTTCTGGCTCTGCTTGAGGTTGCTGCATTTGCTGTTGAGCTTGCTGCATCTGCTGTTGCATTTGCTGAATCTGATTATCCTTTTGAGCTGCCTGTGATTGCCAGTATTGAAACCTTGTATCATCATTCTTTGCTTCCAAGGGTTGAGGTTGTTCCTGTACTTCTGAGGGTGCCGCTTCTGGGGCCTCTTCTCCAGTTTGCGCAGTAAACGCATCTGTTGGAGTCAATGTATTATCTACGGAGCTCTCTGGAGCTTCAGTTTGAGGAGCGTCTGTAAAAACGCTTTCATCAAACATATCATTAGCTGATTGAGAGGTATCCGTTCCTTGATTATCTACCATTATTTTTTTCTCCTGTTTTTAGACTGCTTCTTTCCACTAGAAGGTGAGCCTTTTTCTTGTTTGTCTAGCTCAGATACATAATCTGTAATCTGACGCTTCACTGTGGATAGTGTGTCATCAAGACGCTTTTCATAAAGAGTACCTGCAGCTTGAGATTTATTCTGAACCTTATCAAGGCCTGAAGCAAATTTCTCCACTTCAAGTTTTTTACGTAAGTTAACAGACTCTCTATCTCTAGTTTGTAAGTCTCCTTTGAGCTTCTTAATTTCTTCTTGAGCTCCTTGTAATGCTCCCTGTAACTTAGCAATAGTATCCATTCTTTGCTGAACACCTTCGGCATCGAACACCTCAGTCTTCTTAAGAACTTCCTGTCTATCAATAAGTCCCATTTGGAAAGCATCTTTGTAGAACTCTAATTCTGCGTATCTATTTGTAGGTAAGGTTGAACCTGCTACACATACTACGTCATATTTTCCAATGGTTATATCATTGAATATTTCAATTTCACCTGTTTTATCATCAACTAATCGTTGATTTAAAACATACTCACTTAAAGAGTTATTTGGATTAACAACTCTAAATACTTTTTTAGTAGTATACAATTGTTGCATTAAAGGTATAGCAACTTGAGCTACTCGTGTTAAACCAGCTTCTATATCAGCTAATTTAGATTTAATCTTTCTTTGACCAAACTCATCTAAACTTATAGTAGCTTTATAAGTTTGAGGAGCTGCAGCAGTATTTCCCTGCATCATTTCATATATACCTAATTGATGGTCTATATCATTTTTTGCACTCATCTCATTTTGATAAAGTTCATTAGGTAGTGGAGATGGTTGAACAGCCATAGGAGCACCATCGGTTGGGTCATAAGAGATTGCCACGCCTGGTTGAGCCCATTTCTGTTCAAAGTCAGCCATATCCACACTCCCTTCTGGGACAAGTATTTTTGTATTTGTACTAGTTGTTGCATGTGCTATTATTAATGACCTTGTTTTATTTATATACTCCTGCATACCTTTTACTAGTCTTACATCTCCTACTGGATAAGGACTCCTTGTATGGATATTCATAAAAGGTACAATTGGATATTGCTCTATTGGGAGAATTCTTTTATATAAAAGCTTGTCTCCTACTACTACACATTGATGAACACGGCTCATTAATACTTTTACTACCTCAATTGCACCTTGCTCAATTAAATCTTTATAAGAAACCTCTAAAACATTAACTTCTTTTTTAGGAGGATTAGGACTTTCAGCTAAAGCATCCAAACCTTCTTTCTCCATTTCCTTCTCAATTGCAAGCCTATGACCCATTTGCTCTGTCTTATTCTGCTCTTCTAAAAGCTGAACAAGTTGAGCAGCTTGATTCTTATCTGTTATAATTTGACCTTCTATAACCCAAGCAGGACGTTGAGAATACTTCTCGAACTTCTCCTCGTTTAAAACATCTTCTTTTCCACTCCATTGCTCAAACACTCTAAACTCTGGGATATGCTTCTTATAATATCTCTCATATCCTCTTACATAGTTAGTATTGTCTAAAGTCCCTACATCTTCTGGAAAATGAACAGTTCCATCGAAATGTCTTCCAGTTTCTGGAGCATTCCAGTCTTGTTCGCTATTTGTCTCTTCTATATCCTTTTTAAACATTGGATATAGTTTTTTAGCCTGTTCTTTAGTAAACAGCCTTGATACTATAATATTTTCTGCATCATCAAAAAATCTATGCTGACTATTAGGGTCAACATAAACATCTAGAGGGTCTAAGTCGTGAATACAAACTTCACCTTTACCCATATCCATCATAGGGTCTTGATATACTTGCATATATCCAATACCCATAACATAATAATCATCTACTATTTTTCTGACTACAGTAACACCGTCTGATATATCATACATATAAGAAAGTAAATTGCTTACAACATTCGCTACTTTTTTATCAGAATCTTCTCTTGGAGAAGCTCTAAAAGAAGGCCTGTTTGCTGTAATCATGGCCTTTGCTGTTTCAACAGCAGGATGAATTCTATTTACCACTATAGCAGCTTGACCTCTAGCTTTTAATGTCTCCACTTGTTTAGTGGTCCATTGTTTTCCTAGTCTAAACTCTCTATCTTCCTTTGCTTCGATAGCCCAAGTATCTCTTTTCTTGGAATATCTTTGATAAATATCTATCGTTTCATTAACGAAATCACGCTCGCTGTGAGCAGGTTTAGTATTATTATCTTCATACGGCATAATTTTTACCCCTAATATACACTACATTGTCATCCAATCAAAGACTTTTTTTGTTAAACTTTTTTCTTTAGCTTCACCATCGTATTCTTTTAGTCTACAAGGCTTGTGTCCATCGAGTGCAGTCCATACTGCATCCATGACATCATCATGCTTTCCTTTAGGGTAAGATAAGAACTCTTGTTGAGGTTCTATATCTTGCGGTCTAAAGTAAAACTGCTTCTTTGCAAACAAAGGAACTAGTGATAAAAGTCTTTCACTTTTTGAGTTTCTTGGTTTTACACCCGATTCTAGTCCAGGTATATATAAATTTTCTTCCCTCATTAAATCTCTTACAGCAACTCTTAATGCTTCTTGATATCCAACAGTCTCTACTTTCATTCTTCTAGGTCTATACTTTTTATAAGCATCTATCAATATTTTTGGTTGCTCAGCAGGTGATATACGGTTTCTATAAATGTCGATAATATACTTATTGTTGTCATGGTCAACACCAATAGTAGCCACAACGAAAAAGTCAGCCCTAGCAGAAAGAGAACTGGCAGGGTCAACACCGCAGTAGACATCCACTGGTATAATCTTCTTTTCATCTCCAACCTCTCTTACTAGACAATTCTGCCCATTTATTCTTTCATAATCATAATGATGCAATTGAATCCACTCTGGTTTAAATGGTGCATTATCAGGAGACTGAGCAATGTTCATATACTCCTGATAAAAACCATTTAGATTACCAACAGATTCAAACTCTTTCTTTATTCCAAGAATCCTGCTCTTGGGAAATCTTTCGGGCCATATACTCTTTTCCTCATCATTCCATATAGAATACCACAGTACTCTCCATGTTTCTGACTCTTTAGCCCAGTATAAAAAACAATCTTCCGATATAACAGTTCCAATCATACATATCTTACCGTCATCTGACAACGAAGGGATAACTGCTTCTGTCATCCACTTTCTATTCTTAGCTCTAGCTTCTGGGGTAAATGCATTCAATTCTGATTCAAAGTCATCAACTACAATAAGATTAGGACGAGTATCACCTTCAATAAATCCCCTAACTCTTTGCCCAGTACCTACCGCTATTATTCTTGTCCCATTAGCAAGTACTACATCTGTATGAGTCCACCTACTTGCTGTATTCGGTCCCATATCTCCAAAAGTCTTTCTAAAGTTGTCACTATGGGTTAAATGATATTTAATTCTAGATAAAAAGTTTATAGACTGAGCTTGCGATTCTGATATAATAACTATAAATAAATCTTCATCGCTTCTTTTAAACGCTAATCTCCATAGAGGGTAAATCAGAGTGGTGACAGTGCTCTTAGCCGTTCCCCTAGGGGCAGCTATCAACACTCTTTTTTCGTCGTCGTCAGCTAAGGCAGAATACACCTCATGATGGAACGGGGGTGTTTGTTTGCGGAGGGCAGTCGGGAAGCAGTACCTTCCGAACAACGCCATATTGTTCCGCAGTTTCTGTAACGCACGTAATTCTTCGTGCCGAGCTTCGTAATCCATTATTCTTCTTCTTTTATAGTAGTCCTTGTCGCAAGAAGTTTATTCTCTTCCTCTCTAAGCTCATCTATAAGTTTAGTAGTAGAAGTAGCTTCTAATGTATCCGTAGTCTTTACAAGATGCTTGTCTTTCATACCATGCATATCTTGCAAGTTCTCTATAGCC